GGTGGGAGCCGCCCACCGTCCGCAGAACGCCGCCGCCCGACCATACTCCTCGGCAATTGGCGTACGCCAGGGTGGTCGCCAGGTGGTAGCCTGGTGCGCCTACCAGGATGCCCTTGTTTTTCCCCTGCTCGTTTGGGTCGTCGATGAACTGGGGCAGCAGATTGAGGGTCTGCTGGCAGGCCGCGGCGGGGTTGCGGAGGGCGAAGGATTGACCGACCAGGGCGAGTTTCACGCGGGTTTCACCGGATCATGCTCGAAGGGCCGCGGCTCGAAGGGCAGATGAGGCTTCAGCCTCTCGATGATCCCGGCATGATGCGCCGGCGTGAACTGCCGCAGTAGTGCATCGAGATGCCGCTGGGAGCGAATCCGCGCGGCTACCCGCCTGGCCTTTATTTCGGGAGTGAGAGGGCGATGCTTCCTCATACAATGGCTCTGAATGGATCTGAACTACGCCACCGCGAGCAACCCGAGCACGGGTAACGAGATCGTTGTGCGGCAAGGCTTCCGGGAGGGCACTCTGCTGTATTCGATTAACGGGGCACCGGAACAGGAAGTGATGCAATCGGGACGAAAGGCCCTGCGGGTCGCGGTCCAATTGTTGCGCCGCTATGAGGCGGGATACGAAGCGAGCGACGCGGAGGAGTTGACCCTCCCGTGATTAATGGCCACTGAGCCAGTTGAAATCGCCCGCCCGCCCGGAACTGCCAGGCGCGTCCGACTTCATGCGGGGAGACTTGGCGTTCTTCTGCATGATCGCCGCCGAGGTCCTCCGCGCTTCCTGCCGCGTATCGTCCGAAACGCTGGCTCCCTGCTCTTTGAAAACCGAGGCCAGGCGCACCGCCAGGTTGGGCACGAACCAGGCGTCGTATCCGGGTGCCAGGTAAATCGAATCGCCTACTGTGGCCAGGTTCGGAAGCGTCTGCCAGGTATACAGCTCCAGGGAGTCGCCGCCCACGTCCTGGGGCACGATGTAGACGTTGGCCAGGGGGTAGGCGTCGTCGCAGTAGATCATTTGCGGCAGCGCGCCGGGGATCGATTGAACCTTCAAATCCGAGAACTCGCGGAAGGTGCCCTTGAAAACCGGGAGATGCACCGGCGTGCCGGTGGTCGACAGAATCAGCCTGGCCCGTTCGATTTCGATGGGCCGTACCGAAGTGCCGGTGGTGGAAACTAAAGTACCACTCGGCCCCAGCGTGTAAAGCTCACCCGTTCCCAGCACATACGTGGTGAGCAGGATGGAATAGACCATCGAGCGCCGGATGTTGGCCTCCGAGATCATCAACTGCGCCTGGAGGAGGCAGTCGGCCAACTGGTCCGGGCTGGGAATATTCGTGCTGGCGTCGGCCACCTTGGTCACTCCGGCCAGGCGGAGGGCCATGTAGGCGTACTGCTTGAACGGAGTGCCGGGAATTTACTTTTGTCCTTGGGGCGCCGCCGGCTGCGGGTTGGTAGGAGCCGACATGGCATTCTGCGCGATCAGTGCCGCCTTGGTCTCTTGCGCCATGGAAAAAATCAACTGCTGGCGCGAAGGCGATGGGTATGTCGGATAAAGCAGCTTCGCCAGGTTCCATTCGAGCATCAGAATCCAGCCTTGTGGCAACGAGATCGTGTCGCCCACCGTGCTGAAATTGGTAATCGGCGTGGTGTAGCCCAGCTCCAGCGAGCCGCCCCCCAAGGATGGAGCCGGGAAGACCCGCACGTTGATAAGCGGGTAGTTGGTATCCGCCCCCACGATGGTGGGAACCGTCGTAACCAGCGGGTTGGGAATCGCCGTAATGACGCCTTCGGCTGCCGCCTTGGCAAACTGCGCCATCAGAGCATCCTGCGCCGCTGGCAGGGCCTCGCCGAATTCCGCCAGGGAAAGCACCCGGCCGCCCCGCGTCATAAACGCGGAGATTCCCCGCCAAGTCGTGGCCTTGAGGGCACGGAGGCTTCCGGTGGTGGCAAACGATCCGCCACTGCCCAAGGTGTACGCGGTGACGCCGCTCGACAGCGAGAAGGTCTGCTCCACCTGGTTGGGTACCACCAGGTCCTCGGCCGAGAGCGAATCCAGGAGGGGATTCAGTTGGGCGAAGGCGTCCGTCTGAAGCGCCGTTGGCAGGGTTTCCCCCACAGCCACCACGCCCAGGTGAATGAAGGACCTGGCGATGAAATCGGAAACTAATGCCACTGGCTACCTGACTTTCTTTTGCCGTGCCACTGCATCCAGCCGCTCGATTTCGGCAGCATCGGCGCGCTCTTCGGGGGTGAGAGCCGCGACTCGATCGCGCGGATAAGCTTCGAGCTTCCAGCCTTCGGCCAGCGCGGCCTTTTCTTCCCTCGGGCTGTTCACAACCCGGTGCGCCTGTGTGGCGTGATCGTAGACCATCTTGGGATATTCCTGGTGCCGGTAGGGCTCCTTGGGCGGGTTGTTGAGGTCGAATTCCCGGACCACGCCCGGCCCTTTGCCGGTGGCGGAGTCGTGTTGCTCCAGCACGGCGCGCATGCGTTCGATGTCTTCGGAGCTGAATTGTCCTGGTGCCATGGGTGTTGGTTGAGTGAGGCCGTAGATTGCTGCTTCGGCCTGTTGCCTTTCTTGTTTGGTCATGTGGAAAGATGGGGGCGGCGAGATTCTGCCGCCCCAGTGGAGGAGGAAACGAATTAGAGGCCGCTATGGACCCGGTAGGCCAGCTTGACGACGCCGGTGGCGCCCGTGCCTACGGTCATATCGGCCGTGGCCGCGATCAGGGCGAGGGCCTGATTCACGGCTGCGGTCGCCGCCACCGCAGCCACAGCCACTCCCTCGACAGTGGCCACAGTCGTGGATGTCTGATCGAAGAAGCCGGTGCAGGCCAGGGTGCCGGAAGCCGCCGAGCCCGAGCCGTCCGACTTATAGCTGATGGTCATGTTGCCGGCTGCGCCGATGGTGAAGGCGGCCGAGCCGTACACGTATTCGATGGTTGCCGAGATCAACTCGAGCATTTTGCCCGCGCCCGGCGCCGCCACAAGGGCGACGGGGGCGGAGTGAAGGTGCTGGAGTTGGGTGAGGGTCAGCGGAACGGAGGCGTATTGCACGCTTCCGTTGATGTCCGTGCGCAAGCTGGCATTGTTGGCATTCTGAGCCGTCAAAGCCGTCTGGATGGCGTCGTAGATGGCGCCGGTGAAAGCCTCGCGCTGCGCGGGGAAGGTTCCCGAGCCGGCGATGGATGCGAGTGTGGTTTCAGCCATGGAAAGTCCTAATAAAGATAGACATACGGACCGACCGCAGTGGTAAACGAGGTCGGAACCGTCAGCGCCGGGATGGTGCCGAAGGTCGCGCCCGTCTGTCCCGCCGTCAGCAGGTTGTCGTTGGTGCCGGTGACGGCCATCATGACCGCGTCGGAACCAACCGAATCCTGGAAGCAGGCGAAATACTGGGCAGGGCCTACGGCGTAATATTTCGTGGTGAAGGCGCGCGCCTGATACACGCTGTTGGTGGCCGTCACCGTCCCGGTCGTGGCGCTGTTGGCAATCACGTTGCCGGTCGAGTCGTAGAGGATCACGTAACGGTGATCGTTGGTGTTGGTCGTGCCGTTCAGCACCGCGATGCCGGTAAGCAGCTTGTTGAATGGCAGGTTCACCTCGGTGCAGTAGACCGTGGTGGCGCCGACGCTGGTGGAGGTGCCCAGAGAGGTGTTCGCCACCGCGCCCGTGGCCGGAAAATTCAGCCTGTAGGGGGTGTTCGCCGTGCGGACGCCCACTACCCACTGGCCGCCCAGGCAATCCGAGATGTTGCCCGTGGTGACGTTGATGTAGGGCAAAACGGTCTCGCTGGTGCGGGTGCAGGCCCCGCCCGGATCGCCGCCGCCGGCCGACGGGGGGGCGACGAAGAACTGATTGGGCGTGCTGATGAATACCAGGGCGCCAGAGGCGTGGGCCTTGGCCTTGGTGCTGCCGGCGGCGCGCCGCACGGTGATGTAGGTGCCGTTGACTGCCTGGACATCCATCAGCTCGCGGTCGATGTAGAGCACGGAGCCCAGGTTGTTCGCCTGGATCGAGGGCATGGTCGGAGCGCTGACGCCGGTGGCGCTGGTCAGCGTGATGACTTTGGTCGAAGTGTCGGCGATCTTGGCCGAAAGCGTGGTCTGGGTGAGGATGGTCTGCGCCGGCGCGGCCAGAACGAAGAGCATCCCGGCCAGGAGCGCGATGGAAAGAGACTTGAGGGTTTTCATTGGTTTAGTTTCTCCTGAATGGAATAGGTGGAGGGGCGGATCGCTCCGCCCCGCTGCGCTATGCGCCGACTACGGCCACCGCGCCGTTGTCTTGATACAAATTGCCGAAGCCGCCGAGGGAATCCATGCGGGTTCCTTCGACCGAGCGGATGGGGTCCCAGAAATGGACCTTGCGGACGCTCATCTTGGTTTCGGGGTCGGTTGCCTCGCCGCTGTCTTCCACTTTCTTGGGCAGGTAGAGCTTGGCGCCCACCATGGCGAAGGCGAAGCGGCTGAGAGCCAGGCCCACCGTTCCGGATTTGCCGTTGGGTGAGGTGGTGCCGGGCCATAGGGTAAGCGCCGCGCCGCTGACCGGCAGGGCATCCACGTTCTGGTACTGGGAGCCGGGGCCGTAGATGGCCGGAAGGAAGTTGATGGTATCGGCGCCGGCGCCGCCCGCGGCCGTCAAGGCCTGGGTGAGGGTGAAGGTGCGGACCGCGACCGGGCCAGAATAGCGCCGGGTCTTGGGGTTGACGCGGTTCACGTTCAGGATCGAGAATTTATCTCCCTGATTGAACGTATCGCCAGCGTTAGCGGTAATGACCAGCGAGGTGCCGGACTGGCTGGCGCCGCTGACGATCGGATAGCCGGTGGTGCCGGCCCACGTGCCGGCGGTGTGCGACCACAGGGAGTTGGATTCGAAGAATTGGAAGCCGGCCAGGTCGCCGATGTAGCCTTCCTTCCACATTTTGCTGATTTCATCCTTGGGGTTGAAAATCGCGGTGATGTTCGAACCCAAGGTGGACATCATGCTGGAGGAGATCATCATGCCGCGCTTTCCGGGCGGGCAGGACTGCTCCTTCAGATAGCGGCGGGCGGTGTAGAAGGTCGAAACGGAGGTCGGATCGGTGCCGAGCACGCCGGCCACCTGGGAAGCGTTCATACGAGCCCAATTGGCGGCGCGGCTGTCCCATTCCTGGGCGATGGCGGCGGCGGCCGGCTCCAGGTAGTTCTCCATCAGCTCTTCCTTGCTGCGTTCGAGCTTGACGGCGGCTTCGTAGTCGTCCCATTCGAAGGCGAGTTGCAACCACTGATCGAGCGAGATCGTGGTGGTCAGGCGGTTGAGGCCTTGGGGCGCATACCCCATGGCGTCGCTCACCAAAAAGTTCTGAGGGAATTTGACGTTGACGGTTGCGCCCGGAGCGAATTCCTTTTCGAATTCTTTCTCGAAGTTGCGGTCGAAATACTCCGACACTTCGAGCTTGTTGAGCAACAGGCGGAGGATCTGCATGCAGACCCAGTTTGTATTGGCGAAATTGTTAGCCACTGAAAGTTATCTCCCGCGACGCCGTTCCATGTCGCGCTGGTTTTCAAGGCGCTGGAGAGTCCGGAAGTCGTTCGCTTTCACGGCTTGGTCCAACTCGTCCGGCGGCGTGCCTCCACGGCCGCTCACCTCCCGCGCTGGGGGAGGCGCCTTGGATTCTTGTTTGTCAGGAGTGCTCTTTTGAAACTTGCCGTCGTCGCCGCGGGGTGGGGTGGCCGATGCTTCCGAGGCGGCCGCGGCGGATTTGCCGCTCCCTTTGCCAAGCTCGGTTTCGATCAGCCCCTCCATAGCCACGATCTTGCGAATCGCGGCGCCGGGGTTGGTGCGCGCCAGATCCATGAAGGCCGCCAGCTCGGCCGGATCGCCCGAACCAAGCGTGTAGACCAGATGGGGCCAGAGCGGCGAGTCGTTGACGACTTGCAATACCGCGGGCGGAATCAGCGGCGCGATCTTGCCATCCTTGACCTCGAAGAACGACTTCGAGGTGCTGCGGATGACGGCCTCCGACTCGCCGCCGTACTGTTTGGCGGCTTCGGCGATCTTCAGGTCGGTGGCGCGGATCGACTCCTGCTGTGCCCGTTGGTGCTGGCGCACGGCATCCTTGTAGTCGATCATGTCCTCCAGGTACTTGTCCCTGGCCGCCTCGTATGCGGTTTCGGCTTCGTCGTAGGTGGCGTGTTTGCCTCCTTCGAAGAAGTCTTTGCGCACGGGCTTGGCGGGTGGCTTCAGATCGCCGGCCGGATTTTCGGTTTTCTCCGGGGCTGCCGGTTTCGGCGGCTCGGCCTGCGGCTGTGCGTCCGTCTTGGGCGCCTGTTTGCGAAGGGCTTTCAGATCCGCTGGGGTATAGCCGGTCTGCCGGATGTCGTCCAGCAGCTCGGCGAGGCGCGCGGCGGCGTCGCCTTTGGGCTTCTTCTCCTGATGTGAACTACCCGGTTCCGACGCGGGGGCGGGGTTTCCCTCTTCCGAGGCTGGAGTTTTCTTGGCGGGTGTCGAATCCGCTTTCGGCTTGGCCGGCAGCTCGCCGGTTTGACGCCAACTGGCGTAGTCCGGGCCGCTGGCAGGGATCTCGAAGGTGGTGGGTGACGACTCCACGGACACGTCGGGTGTTTCGGTAGGCATGAATTGTTTGGGGGTTGCCCCGATGCGCTCGGAGCCGGCGAATTTAATGAATCTTGCTGCCTTTAATCCGGACGCCCCGAATCAGAGGGGGGGCCAAGGTGCCGAGCGCGCCCACGTTTGGAGTCGCCGAGGTGACGCCTGCAATGTAGAGGCCGGTGCCGCTGGCGGGCGAGGTGGATTGGAGCGTGAAGGCGCCGCCGCTCGGGCTGGCGAACTTCGGATCGCCGACGAACGAATGGGCATCCTGGGAGGAATACGCTTGCCACGAGGCGAAGTTGCCCACCGGGGTGGTTCCGCCGCAACTCTCGCAGAACGCGGTGGAGGAGTCCGGATAATAATCGTTGTAATCCACCGTCCAGCCGCCAAGCGACGCCGCCAAAGTGCCCCAGGCCGTGAAGAGCCAATTGCTCGACCCATAGACGATATTGTTCTCGAAGGCGCAACCGGAAACCGTGCCCACGGTCGATCCCCAGCTCATGAAGCCGGTGCCCTCGGGGTCGGGTCTCTGCGAGTGCGACCAGCCGGAGCCGTCGTTGTAGCAGGTGTTGTTCAGGACTCTGATGCCGGTGGCAGTGGGGCTGGTGCCGTAGACGAAAAACTCCCAGCACATCTCGGAATTTTGCACCACGTTGTAAGCGAACAGATCCGGCCCGTACACCTCGTTGGCCTGGGAATCGCCGCTGTCCGATCCGAGAATGCCGCCCTGGTGAGTGAACGCCGTGTCGTAAATCTGATTGAAGGTGTTGTTTGTGACCGTGATGTTCGTGGCCCCGGAGTAGACTTCGACGGCGTTGCCCAGCCGCGTGGTGCCCGCCGCATAGGCCCCGCCGATGTAGGCGAAATTCGAGTTCTTCACGGTGACGTGGTCTTCGGGGGTGACGTATGTCGGGCTGGAGCTGATCTCCACGCCGTTCAAGCCCTGATAGCGGAAATCCAGGCCGTCGATGGTGATGTAATTCAGGCTCGCAATGAGCGCCCCGAACTGCTTCTGCGCCGCTTCGATATGGCTGTAGAAGCTTCCGGGGTTGGAACTCGAATACAGGTAGACCCGGCTCACG